GAACTTTGCAACCCATAACCTTTTGCTATGTAATCAAAAGTTCTATCTACTGCTGAACCACTTGAATTAACAAAAGCTATTGTAAAACCACTTACTGTTTTTGAACTAATTGTAAAAACATCTCCTGTAGCCATATTTTGAGCCGCAATACCTATAGATGGAACAGCAAAAAATGGATTAGTGTATGTTATAGTTCTACTACCTGATGATGTAACTAAATCATTTTCTGCAAAAATTCTTTCTTCCATGTTTAGTTTAATCTCAATATTTTTTACATTACTTGATGTTTGGTCATCATCATTTGTTAATTTTAATCTAAACTTAGCAAATTTAAATTTAAAGGTAGCTGATTGAGTTATGTCTACAAAGTTAGTACACCCAGCAAGAGAAGTAGTTGAAGTAGCTATTTGTACTCTATGAAATGCGTGTATTTGTTCTGTGCCATCAAAAGGTGCTTTGGCTTCATCAAATAACAATGCACCTCGTCCACTATCAAATTTATCATAAGGATTTTCTGCATCTAAAGTTATTGTAGGCTCAATATTGCCATCATAAATCTGTGTAAGTGATAAAGAATTGGCAAAATTATAAAAACCTTTTGCATCTCTATTACTATTAAAAAATGTTGGATTTGATGTATTATCTGTTCCACCCAAGTCAAAATCTCCTGATGGACTATCAAAGTTTCCTGAAGTATCATCAAAGTTTGTTACAGTATCAAGTGTAAGAATAACATCTCCGCTATCATCAATCTTTACAGCTAAAGGAAAAGTTGCGTCCATTTGAGAAGAAGCATCTACTATATCTGGTGTCTCAGTAAAACTTGATACAAGTTGATAAGCCTGAATACCTGATATGTTTGTTGATACAATACTAGCCTCTGCTGAAGTATTACTATTTTTATCAACTGCTTTTATGAGATAACTTCCTGTTCTAGCTGGGACTATAGCACTATCGCATTTTCTTCTTGGACATCTAACTAAGTTTGAAGAGTTTAGCCAATTCGCACCTGATAAAGTATTTTGGTATCTTATTTCATAAAAAGAAATATCAAGATCAGATTGCTGACTAGGTGGTGTCCAAGTCAATTTCATATGATCTTGTCCATGCATCTCAACAGCAAAATCTTCAACATTACTTGGTGCTTCAACTCCACCAACTATTGTTCTTGTAGCTGAAGTATAAGGGGAAGCTACTCCTAAGGTGTTTACTGCTCTTGCTCTAACATTATATAACTGACCATCAACAACATTAAGCATTTCATAGTTTAGTTGTATTCCTCTACCTACTACCTTAAAATTTGTTTCCGTAGATTTTTTTGCCTCTACTTGATATTCTCTAACAAACTTATCAGTTGATGCACCAACTAAAATATTTAATCTAGTGATAACAATACCATCAGCATATTCAACAAGTTCATCAGAAAGAGTTAATGATGCTGGTGCTGTAATACTATTTGGATTAGCTAAAGTTGTATCAGGTATTGTTGGAACTGCTGATTGCGTAGCGAAAGTATAGAAACTATCTTGATGCTCTACTAAATTAAGATTTACAGTTTGGTCTTTATTTAAAGTAACTCCAATAACCCTAAATGGTTTTGCTGAAAAAGATGGTGTTGCATGAGTTATTGATACTATATCTCCCACAATGAGGTTCATAGCTTCGCCGCTTGTTTTTAAAGAAACTCGTAGACCATTTCTTGATCTTCTTAATATTACTTCTGCGTGTTCTTGAGCCTGATGAAAACTTGTCAATCCCTGAAGTGTAAATCTACCCTCTAATAGTTCTCCACCATCAGCAGTTTTCATAGTTGCGTGTTGATCTGCTGTAGCTAAACCACTATCATCATTTGGGGGAAAAGATGCTGTATTGTTTCTAAAGTCTAAATCTACATCAGGAAAATCAATCAAAACTCTATTGTATTTATTATTTTTATCTTCAGATTGCACATTTATCCCACCGATAATATCACTCTCTGTTAAAGTCATTACACTTGAACCTGTTGTTTCAATCGTTAATTTATATTTACCACCAGCATAGGACATCAATCCTCTACAACTTAATAACAACTCTCTAATATTATTAAGGACTTTGTTTCTTGTATCTAAAACAATATTTGCATCTAAAAGGTTAATCTGTGTTCCTGTTGAATTATCTATTGGGTCGGTTACATTTGAACCTGTAGGGGTTATGTTTGTATCAGCAACTTGAGATGCAGTAAAAAAAGTTGGTATGTCAATATTAGCAATCGGAACTCCTTTACCAAATCTTGTATTGGTTAAATAATCTAAAAGAACAAAAGCTGGATTAGTTGAATATTGATCTGTTGTTTCATTTGAAGAACTATCAAAAGTAGATATTTTTCTACCTTGTATCAAAGCATTTATTGTTGGCACTCTTGAAAAAACATCAGGATTAAATCTTAATTCTAAAGCTAGATAACCAACCCCTCTAAGTCTGTGATTTGAAGTCCAATCATCTAAATCATCATTAATAATAGAAGCCGCAACTTGGCTATCATCTCCATCAAAAAACTGCATTTTAACATGAGATTGATTTGTAGTAGAACCATCAGGATTTTGTATATCTGCAAATTTGCCATAATAAATAGTTTGATCTGTAAAAGAACTTGGGGAAGTTGCACCTGAACTATCTGATGTATTAAAATCAGTTACTTCAATGTCATCTAAAAATATTTTTTTACACGCATTTAATTTTCCCTCTCCTAAAACCATAACCATATAGAGAAACTCATTATCGTTACTTGTTTGAACAAATACTAAAGTTCCACCTACTCGTCTCATTCCGTAAATTAAAGGAATACCACCTGAGCTTGATTTTTTATTGACCAACACTCCATCAGTTCTTGCAGTAGGGTCATTAAAACCATCATCAAAGTCTGGCATATCAGGTATCGGTATAAGCCAAGAAACAACATCTTCTATAATGTCTACAATACCCTCAAAAACATCTTCTATTATATCAAAAGCATCATCTATTATTGGAAGTCCTGTATCTGGTAAATCACACATTAGCCAAGTCTCCAATTCTTACCCATCTCATCAAATCCTAATTTTTTAAGTACAGGGTCTAGTTTTAATTTAGTTGTAATAGATAAATTAATAGGGTCATCTTTTGCAATCTTTTGAACCCCACTCAATAAATTTCTAAAGGTTGTAAAGTTTCTATGCTCAGGAACTACATAAATAAATTGTATGTTATAAATATAAGCATCACTCCACCAATATTGACTTTTATAAAAACCTACAGCACCAATAATTTTATTATCTTCATTCTTACTGCAACAAATAATTTTACCTTTATTTAAAAGCATATCTAATAATTTAAAAACTTTTCCCTCAGATAAATCAGGTAAATCTAAACCTCTTAGTTCTCTTTTAAATTTTTTGCCTACTTCAAACAATTCATCTAAATCTTTTTCTTCAGCTTGATAAAATCTATAACTATCCACTATTACCCCACTTTAAATCTCTTACTATTTGATCTGCAAATTCAAAACCTTTATCCCCACTAAAAAATCTTTGTTGAGTAGAATTGTTTGTTATTCTACCATTTACTTGCATTGAGTTCGCAAAGTAGCTTTCCAAATCTAATTTTAATGTAGCTGTTGATGTATTATCAACTATTTGAAAACTATTTATAAAACCATGATACAATAAAAAAGGATTATTAATTATACCACCTGAGCTATTTAAAAATGCTCTAAATATTTTTACTTCATCATGGATAACATTATTATTTAAAACCAAAGCAATATAAGTTTGATCTACTCCTGTTACTGTTAAATTTAATCTTGATATTTGTACTCCTTGACTTTCAGAAACATTAGAAACATCAAGCAAAACTCCTGAAGATAAATATGTTGTAGAACTACCTGATATACTAGATGTTAATGGAAAACTGTTCTCAGTAAAAGCTAAACTAGAACTAGCAAGAGTTATGTTTACTAAATGAACAGCATTAATATTTTTTGTATCTAATTCAGTAACAAGATCACTATGTAATCCTCTTGACATTAGAAAGCCTCAACAACATCTATCTCATAACTAAAAAGCAACTCCCCATCTTTATCAGATACATTACTTTGAAATTCTTGCATATCACTTGTTAGTCTTACTGTTATTGGAACACTATCAAATGTTATAGCTGAACCTGATACTGCTGATTTAAGAGGTGGCTCAATAGTTAATGCACCTGAAGATATGTCTGAATTATCTGCAACAACCATATAAACTTTATTATGACTTGCAAATTTTATCAAGTCTCCAGCCAATAAACTACCTGATCTAGTTCCACCTAAAGTTATAGATGTTGCACCAGCACTTGCTGTTCCTGTTGGACTACCAGCTACAGTTCCTTTTGCATTACCGATATATGCTGGAAGTGTAATAGTAAAAGTTTCTTTTCTTGATCTTTGTGCAATTATAAAAGCCATCAATGGACTTATTTCTGCTCTTGTTTTTAACGGAAAAGATAAAGTAAAACTAAATCTTTGTCCGTCAATTTGTCTTGTAAACTGTGTTCCGTCATCAGCTTGAGAGACAAGTGTTCTTTGATTAGACTTAAAATTTATAGCCTGAAACTCTGTTAAAGGTAATGAACCACTCATACTAGTACCGGTCTCCCTTTATCTGTTACTGCTTGGTTTATAATATTCACTATAGTCCCTCTTTCATTTGTGAGTAGCGATCTAAAACCTCTAGTGTCTACAGCATTAATTGTAAAGTTTACATTTACAGAACCGCCCATAGTTCCAAGTTTATTATTTGGTGTAACTTGCATATCTTTTCTTGGCATAATCAATTCAGGACCTCTCTCCCCTACTATTGCTGGTTGATTTGCTCTTGCTATACCACCTCTTTCAAAACCTTTAATTTTGTTTACTAAACCCATACCAAACTTGATTGCTAATCCTGTAGCCGCAATATTAAATGGAAAAGGAATACTAGCAAAAGTTTTTGTTGCACCCTCAAATACATTTCGCATAGCTCTTCTTATAGTAGACATCAACATCATAGCCTCTGATTTAGCTATGGCTGATTTTATTGCTGAACCTATCAAAGCCTCTAACAACATTCTAATAATAGTTTTAGCTAAACTTTGAAAATTTAATTTACCTGTCATAACAAAGTCAGTTAAAGTTTTAGTTAATTCATCAAAAGTTTTGACACCAATATCTTTCATTTTTGTCATAGCATCAGCACCACTTTCCATAGCTTCTTTAAATCCTGTTTTAAAAGCACCAAATAAAGTTTTATCTTTAGACATAGCTTCATCATTTATTCTGCCTCTTATCAACATAGCTTGAGTATATTTTTCTAATTGTGCATCTAATTCTTCATTATTTTCTCTTATTAATTTTTTTTCCATTCTATATCTTAATGACATAGCCTCAGTAAATTTATCATAATATTCTTGCGTATCTTTCAACATAGCATCTTGGTCATTTTTTTGAGCCTGTTTCATAGTAAAAGCAAACAATCTGTAATTTTGTAAAGTTCTATTAAATGATCTCTTATTCTCTTCTTCTATTTTAACTAAAGCCTCGCCTGTACTATTTTTCATATCTGCATATGCCTTTGAATTTTCCAAAGCTAATTGTTTTACTTTATCTAAAGGTTGTTCAGTAGCCATACCAAATTTTTCTTGGTTTTCAGTTGCAAATTTTAATTCTTCAGATAACTTTTCTATTTCTGCTCTTAGTAATTGAACATTTGTTGCACCACCTTTAATAGGGTGTGTAAACATTGAAAACTCATTTCTAAAACCTTGACCTAATCTATCTGTAATTATTCCTGATAAAGAATCAATTTCACTTTTTAATTGACTAACTGACTTACCAGCTTTCATACTTTCAAATGTGCCATCAGTTAATTCTTTTTTAAACTCTCTAAATTTTTCAATTAACAATCCAAATGTTGTTGCGAATACTCCTACTGATGCAAAAATAATATTTTTCTTTGTTGCAAAATTAAATAGTTTCATGCCTTTTGTTAAACCAGCCAAGGCAAAAGTTACGGTAGTAAAAACTCCTGCTAATTTTACAGCAACTATGCCAGCAAAAGCACCAGCAACTAAATTAGCATTATCTTTTAAAAGTATAAAACCATCAGAAACTTTTTTAACAGCTATAGCTAAACCTCTACCTATTTTTTCTGCAAGAATATCAAAAGCCTCTGTGTTGTTTGCTAAGAAATCATCTAAAGATTTAAATTGTTTTTTTAATTCAGGAAAAAAACCAGCTTCTAATATTCTTCTTTTAAAATTAAAAAATTTATCTCCAATCATTGAGAGAGTTCCTTCAAATGTGTCTGCTAATTCATCAGTTGCTTGTCCAAATTGACCACCTTTTCCAAATACTCTTTCAAATGCTTCTACTGTTTCTTCAATAGATACTGTAGCACCAGCCTTGAACCCAAGCATATTTCTTACACCTTTTTCTCTAAATAAATCAGCCGCACCAATACCAGCACTAAAAGATCGTTGTATTTGTTCAGCCGCAGTTCTAAAATCTAATCCTGTAGTTGCCGCAACATTACCTGTGATTTCCAACATCTTTTGAAGATCATCAGCATTATCTGTTACTGTTGCTAATATCCCTGAACCAGATTGTATTTCTTCTAAAGAAAATGGAACTTGAGATGCAAACTTTGTCATATTCTCAAATGCTTTTGCACCCTCTTCCGCATTTTTAAGTAAAAACTTAAATCTAACTTGTAAGTTTTCTAATTCTTTTCCTGTATTGACAAGATTTCTTATGACTAACCCAGCACCTAAACCAGCTAAAGCTGTTTTTACATTAAATACTGAGGATTTTAATTTATCAAGGCTACCTCTTACTGTGTTTAATGCTCTTTTGGATTTATCCTTAGCAACTATGTCAATATTTACTTTTTTTGTAGCCATTATCTTTTGTTCATTCTTTGCTCTTGTTCAGCTTTTTCATTTTGTATCTGAAAATATGCTAACCACATATTAAACTCTGAAACGGGCATTTGCAATATGTCTCTTACAGACATATGAAGTCTCTCGCCTAGAGCGAGGACATTATGAAATTCAGGATTAGAAATTATTTTTTTTTAATGTCAGAAATATTGTCTTGAGACATTATCTCAGTAGCAACCCTTGAGATAACATCAGTATCAGCTTTCATTTTAAATTTAGGCTTATGAGATAAGTCAAACATCTTATCGCCACTTTTGGTTTCTGCTTTTTGTATAATTACATCAACCAATACTCCTAAATCTGAGTCGTTAGCACCTTTAAATAATTTTGCTTTTTCGTTCATTGTAAAAGGTCTGACATACATAG